ATGCTGTCCGGTGTCCTCAACGAGATCGTGGGCCTGCTGCCCGTCGTCGTTCCTACCATGATCGGCTTTATTGCTCTTCGCAAGGGCATTAGCTTTGTTCTTGGTATGCTTCGTGCCGCCTAACGTAGGCGAGACTATGAGCAGGGGAATCTGTTTCCCCTGCTCTATTTCTATCTTTAGGAGGTTTTATGAAAAGTCCTTTTCAACGAATAGCGGCTCTTGCCCTCTGCTTCAGCCTTACCCTCGGCGCGTTCGCGTACCGTCCGAGCGAAGCTAAGGCTATCGCCGGTGTGGATGATGCCGTGGTCATTGGCGCTTTGCTCTCGGCCTTTGCTGGTGGCTGCGGCCTTATCTTCTCCAATAACGGCATGACAAGCAGTGAATTGGCGCAGGGCCTGACCGACAAATGGAACGAGTTTAACGAAGCTGCTGAAAGCGGCGCTTCCTCTTTCGCTGCTTGGCTCGGCTTCGAGGATACAAGCGCTCTTTTGGGTGCTCTGTCCTTTTCAGGGGGTAAGCTGGTAATTCCTCGCGCCATTGCTCGAAAATTCGCGGATTTTACAAATTGGCTGACACAGAATTTAGGCGTAACTGCCGGTGGTGAGGAAAAGCCTACTTTTTCGTCCTCTGGTGTAGCAAATTGCCAGTTTCTTACATGGGACAATAGCGATCGTTCGTATGTGTATAACGGCCAGCGTCGTAACGTTGCTCTTACGCGCATTTCGGCGAGTGATTATACCGGCTATATTTATGACTTTGATTTGGGTTCGCCTTTATATTCTTATGTTGATTTTGAGACACTTTCGCCTGTGTCCTTAACTTTAGATGGAAAGAGCGTTGCTCTTATTGAATGGGATCCGTCAAATGATGGTACGATTCGGATTTCATTTTATTATAATTCTTTTAGAGGTAGCAATCGCTATTATAAAGGTGGTGTTTCCTTTGTTAACTACAAGGCAGAGAAGTATAAAAGCGTATATATTGCTAAACTTCCTGATGGTTTAGCTTTTCTTGAATATGGCGTCCACGCTATAGATGGTGTGGAAAAAGAATATGTTCGTGTCTTGCAGGCTTCTGATTCGCGTATTCGGTTTACTCCTGATGATGTTTTAGAATCTCGCCTTTCCGTATTTGCACCGTCTTACTACAAGAATCCCACTATTGATTTGCCTGCCGAGGGGGAGGAAGCTGCAAACCCTACATTGTCCGGCGTCGGTGACGGCACGGCCACGACCATTGAGGATTTATTGCAGCAGATTCTCGCCCAGCTTCAAGCCAATACCTTAGCGCCAACTTTGACCGTGGACGGCACGCAGACAGGCGGCAATACCGGCACGGACGAGGATGCAAAGCCCTATCTGCCCTATATCCCGCAAATCTTCGGGAAAATCAAAGAGTTGCCCGGAACGCTCGCCAATATTTGGGAGAGCATCAAGGGCATTCCTGCTGCCATTGCGGAGAAGATAGGCGCTTTCTTTACCACGCTTTGGGGCTGGCTGCAAAGCATCATTGACGCAATCACGGCCCTGCCCGCTGCCATTGCCGAAAAGATAGGTGCTCTTTTCAAACCGGATGAAGCGTTGCTTACGGAGATAACCGACACTTTCAAGGGTAAATTCGGCTTCTTCTCCACGTTGAAGCAGTTCGGAAATGACCTCTTCGGTATGACGCCGGAGACCGAGCCGCCCGTGATATGGGTGCATTTGGAGAACGCCGAAAGTAAGTTCGGCTACAATTACGGAGATAAGCAAAAGATTTTTGATATGACATGGTATCAAAAATATAAGGCTTCGGTGGATGGTCTGCTCTCCGGCTTCCTGTGGCTCGGCTATCTATGGCTGCTCTTCAAACGTGCTCCGGCCATCCTCGGCGGTATGCAACTTTCTGCTGACGATGCCCCGCGCTCGGCAGATATGCCTGATGTTCTTAGTGCTCCTCGCCTTGGTGCTGGTGACCCCTCGATACATTACGGTGAGGGCTTTACATTCAGGAGTAAAGGGGGGAAGCGCAAATGATAGTAAATGCTGCGATTACGGCTATTTGGAATCTTGTCCATCCTATTCTAAACCGTGTCCCCGAAATTGGCATTGACTACGCTGGTATCTCGTCCTCGTCTATCTATCAATGGCTGCGCGCTGCCCTCTACTTCGTGCCGATGAATACCGTGCTTGCTATCTGCGGCCTTACCCTTGCCCTGTGGGTGCTGCGCGTGGTCATTGCGTTCCTGCACTCCCTGTGGGCCTCCCTGCCTATCGTGTAAGGGGGTGCTGCTGTGCAAGTTGTTCTCGATATCCTCAAAGCGTTCTTTACCATCATCAAATGGCCGCTTGCTGCTGTCGCTGCTGTGCTCGTCCTGCTCGGTCTGTGCTGTGCGGTTTATGGCTTTATGGCTTATCGCAAGGGCGCACGGCTCAAAAAGGGTGAGCATATCCACGTTCCGAAAGTGCCCTTTTGGAAAAACTTCTTTTATTATTTGCCAAAACAAATGGTTACGGATTATTTCGCTCGTGATCCCGAGTTTTTCCGTTATCAAGGCTGCATTGTCTTTACTGGCCGGCAGGGCTACGGCAAAACGATTGCCATGGCTGAACAGGCGCTCCGCTGGCGGAAAGAATACCCGCGGGCAAAGTGCATTACTAACTTTGCCCTGCAAGGTCAGAGCGCAAAGTTGGACGATTGGCGGCTGCTGGTGGGCTATAAGAACGGCATACAAGGTGTGATAGCCTGCATCGATGAGATGCAAAACTGGTTTAGCTCCAACCAGTCTAAAAATTTCCCGCCTGAAATGCTGGAAGTCATTACACAGAACCGGAAGAACCGGCGCGTTATCATGGGTACGGCTCAGAGCTTCAACCGCCTTGCGAAGCCTATCCGCGAGCAGGCCACCGAGGTCAGGCGTTGCTATACGTTCTTCGGCTGCCTTACGTTCGTGCATTGCGTCTACCCTGACTTGGATAGTAACGGCGATGTGTGCGAGTGGAAGCATAGGGGCTGGTATTACTTTGTTCATAACAAGGAACTGCGCGAGAGTTACGACACATGGAAAGTCATTGAAGCCCTCAAGGATTCCGGCTTTCAGGATAGGAGCGTTAATTTACAGGTATGA